TAATACTAAACCGAATCCCATAGTTGCAGGAGTACCTGCACTTGTGGTCTTAATCTCATATTTAATAAGATTGTTATTAATATCTATATTATCAAATAGTGCTAGACCTACTGATGAACTAGTAACATTTCTATTAAATATAGAAAAACCAGTATTTGATTGTGCTATTTGTATTTCAGATAATCTTTCTGCTGTTGTTTTATTGAATGACCCCACTGTAATCTTAGAAACTCCCGATAAAGTATTTTCAATTTCAAAAACGGTATAGTCATCTTTGGGTATATCGTGATTAGGAAAGTCTAAACTTATTTTATCTCCTGTTTCTAATAGTTCTAAACCTTCCTTTTGTAAAGATAATGTTATTTTTCTATTGTCAGAAGTGTGTGTACGCAACAATTGATTCGCCTTTATTTTGGCATCTGATAAACTTTTTATTGATGGGTCTAAATGTCTTATTGTTCTAGCATTATTTTTTGTAGGTATTTCTATCTCTGATTTAACACCATCACCTAAAACTATAATTTTATTTGCTTTATCGAATAATGATTTATTACTATCAACTGATATCAATCTGTTGTTTCCTTTATAATCAATATTATATTTTCTTAAACCATAACTATCATTCATATCTTTAAATGTTAAGACTTTATTTTTTAATTTATATGTTAAATCTTTCTTTACTGATAAATAATTTATAGCAGAAAATGCATCTACATCCTTGAAATTAGCATTAGAAACATATACCTTTTTACTTACGGTTGTTAATTCATCATATTGAGATGGGGTGAAAATTATCCCACCACCTATTGTAACAGTAAATGGACTACTTGTGGTTCTAGCAGTTACCTTTCCGATTAAATAACCTTCTTGATTATACAAAGAAGGTATATCAGCACTTTCATATAACCCAATTGGATTATTCAGTAAAGTTATCACATTACCCGTAACACTGTTTACTATTAACCCTGTATGTTTTTTCCGTGACCCATGCACATCAATGTCTAAACCCGAGTCCTTTGCTATATTTTCTATTTCATTATCAACTAAAGAACCCACACTAAAGGTAGTTCCAATATAACAATTAGTAGGTTTTATATTTATTTCTCTAGGTATAGTAATATCGAACACTTCCCCAAAGGAAACACACCCATTACCATTTAATTTACCATCATATTCCATTTTAAAAATAGGTGCAAGTGTGGTAGTTTCATCAGATAATGTAATAGTTAAAGATTTACGTTGTGAGTTAATACCATCAGTGATATAACAATCTATTTCTTCACCATCACTAACAGGCAGTATATTTGCAGAAGTACCAACAATTGCCCCTGCTGTATAACTAACATCTAAATCTGGAACAGTCAAAGTATTACCGGATTTGCTAGTCCAAGAAAAGGCGACATTATTAATCCTACCACTACCGGAATTAGGAAAGTTGGTAGCGTCTGTTAATACTAAAGTAGTAGAACCGTCACTATAATTACTCGCTAGTGTTGTGGTAGTAGAAGTAACTCTTTTTTCTAAGTAATTATTTGTATCTGTTGTAACCAAATTATCTATATTTAATAACATATACATAGAAAATATTCCTTCGTTAAATTCAGTTTTACGTGTAAAATCTCCTGTTCTGAAATGTTTAGGAGTAGTATCATATTTTAGCCCTGAATCATGCATTGTATTTATTTCAATAAAATCAGGAGTATCCTCAAATGTTGTATCAGACATTCTCATCAATCTAAAATAATTACCATGAGTTGTAGTATTAATATCAACATCAAACTTTAAACTATGTGTTTTAATATTGCTGCTTGTGGTTATAGTATGAGATATTATTTTTGCTATACATTTAGGCACACCTTTAGCAGAATAGGTTGTTACTCCGTTTTGTTTAGTTGGGAGATATGTAGTATTATTAGTACCATTACTTATCTTATTAGAAACTATATAATAACCTTCTAAATTAGGTACAAAGTTTAACCAATGATGTGTAGAAGAAGTGTTCATTATAAAATCTTTAGCAACATTTCTATTTACACTTGCACTAAAATAAAACTGAGGCTTTACTACCATTTGAGCAGAATACAATTCTCCTGTACCTCCTGATATGTCATCATGTTCATTTGCTCTACTTGTGTCATTAGTATGTCCTTCTCTTAGAGAAAAAGGATATTGAGTAGATTTGGTAGCAATAAATGATAAATTAGCATCAGAACTATTATTAGAATCGGTTACGGTTATTATGTTGTATGTAGGTTGGTCTAATTTCTGTCTAGCAAGTTTATTCGCATCCGTACCTCCACTAATTAATCCTGAATAAGATTCCGTAGTTAAAGGACTACTAGCCAATGGTAATAATATATCACTACCATCTTTACCTGTTCTATATTTAGAAAATACAGCAGTACAGTTTTCATAAATATCATTATCGGGAACTTGTATATCAAATGGTTTGTAATCAGTTGAGTTTATAGTATCGTGATTTCCGAAAAAAGGTTTACATAGAGCAGATAATACTTTAGAATAATGTGTTTTTACCGTATCATGAGTAGTTGCGTTTGTATATTTTTCAACATGAAATGCTGAATTATTTAATACTAAATTATTTGATATTTGCTCACCTGCCACTTTACTAATTATTGGTAAAAATATGTTGGGAGGGTTATAATTAGCAGCACCGCTTTGACCTGATAAAAGCCCATAATCTAAATAATCAGTTACAAAATTAGGAGATAATAAATGAACTTGAGTCATATTAATACCTTGATTATTGAGTGAGTTTTTAGTAAGGTCATTTAATTTATCACCTTCTTGAGAATATATCGAGTAGGTAGAAGTTGTAGCGTTTGAACCACTAGTAGTATATTTAATATAATCACCAATTTTAACTCTAGATAATTTCTCTCTATCTCTCAACGCTTCAAAATCAACTGAATTAAAATGCCAATCGAATGTTGCTTCTACTAATCTTACTATTCCCCATCTTTTCATTTGTGTGGGGTTTGTTATAGTGGCAGAACTAATCTCACTAATTTCATAATCATCATCATTCTTTACTGTTGCTTTTGTTTTACCTGACCAATCATGACTTATTTCACTACCTTTTTTACCAGTTGCTTCAAACATTAATCCAAAATTAGATAAATTATTTGTATTACTAGCAAATGCTAAATTATTAAATCTCAAAAAGGAATCAGGATATAAGTCACCAGTAGCAAATAACTTAAACGCTCTTGCTCTATAATCATGATTCAATAATTTATTAAGGTCATTATCATTTAAATCATTTGAAAAAGTAACTCTATCTTCGGTTAAATTGTCCTTACCTAAAGGGTCTAGCCACCAAGTAGTATCTTTAATAGGGCTAGAAAGTATAGCATCACCAGTTCCCGATACCTTTAACCCATGAGTATAACCAGTTATCTTATGAGGTCTATTTCCATTTTTGTATAACTCAAACTCAGGAGTTAGTGTAGTAGCATTATAACTTTTAGGAACTATATTACCTGCATCAAACCTTTGCATATCTAAAAACCTATAAGTTTCTAAAGGAGTAAATTGTTGAGTAAATCTATTTTGTAGTCTATGGATATAACCGCCTAATGGTATATTAGAATTGACAAAATATAAACTAGGTGTATTAGTAGAACTACCGTTAGGAGAAAATCTAGTATCTTGTGAATTTGTATCAGACACCCCTATTGCTACTGGAAAATTAGGAGCAACAGATACTACATTAGAATTATTTTTTATTTCATTTACGTCAACAACATGCATGTATAAACTAGAAGATATATCTTTTGCTACGCTAGTATTATCATCTTCTAATTCATGTGCTAATTTAATCATAAAATCTCTATTGTTAGTATTGGTATTTTCAATTCCTTTTGGTGTAGTAATGGAATAACCTAATGAATTATTATTTAAATAATCACCATCACTAGATGTCAATTTTAAATCTGAATAACTAAGAGTGTTAGATGCATATGTATAATTCATACCATCATTAAAAATTAATCCCTTTTCAGAAACATTAGAAAAATCAGTTGACCTTGAAGATTCAGTAGAAATAGAAGATATTGCTTTAGCACCTGCAATATATCTAGATGTATTATCTACTGGATTATGCTTGTATATTGTTGCACCGTTTCCAATAGCAGTTGTAATATATCCTTTTAGTGTTAAGAGAGTGGTTGTATTTTCAACTGCTGTGTGACTATGATATTCTCCAATTAAATTATATGAAGAGTCGAAGAATAATGTATAAGCCGTAAAAG